CTCCACATTGCCCCCCACGGGGGGCAATGATCACAGATCTGCAGAACAGGTTCCGCGTTTTAAATCCCTTGACATATGTGGGAATTGCTAGCCCACGTACTAATTAGAGGGGTTACGCCTGACCTGGGCTCTTTGCCGCCCCGGAGATAAGCTCCCGGGGTGGCATTAAGCCGACTGCTTCATAGAGGAGCGAGCATATGGAAACCGTCGTTACAAGTTATGAGGTGTTGGCTAACCAGCCGCGACCCAGGCTTGTGGAGCTCATAGGAAGGGAGTCGCTATCTCAGTTTCTTAAAGAGGCGACTGCCGAATTTACCCTTGAGTCATCCAGACGGACCAGTGTATCGCTTCTCGTATCTGTGATGTATCGGGGACCCAGGCACTCTCTCGAATTGGAAGCGTGGGTAACAGCCATGCGCGGTTATAGCCTCAAGACAGTCGGGGAAAGTAAGCCCGTAACAGGGCTGCCAGACCGGGTTGTTGACTGGGAAGTAGTTCCATTCCAGTCTGAGGTTATGACTCCGCAATATGACTACTACGCAACCAGGTACGTTCGAGATTCTGGGTCCGAACATGCACGACTTACGGCGAATATGTTGCTGTTTTACGGGGCGAATCACTTGCTCCGAGCACTCATATCACCAAAAGCGACGTTCACGCTTGCGTTTGCGTGTTCGCCTGTGCGTGTCCTTCCGATCTTTTAGAAGAGGGAATCTAGTTCGGCCTACTTTCAGGCCAGGGCGCTAGCGCCCCTGCAAAAGAGGATCCACAGATGTCTACGATTAGTAACAACCGCACGGTCCGTAGAACCTACTTCACTCGCGTCGACAACCCTAAAACTAAGCCCGGCCCCGTTAATGTTGCTGATAGAACGGTGGTTGAGGCGAACAATAGGACCGGTGTGACGAACAAGTTCTGGCGCTCCCAGGTTGCGAAACACCAACAGGCAACTACGGCTTTGAGTGGGGTAAGAACTACCCACTATAGTCGCTCCTCAAGCGGGCACCTCGAGATGAAAGGTACGACAGGGTTGTATGCGCGTGTTTATGGCGACTTAGCCGGACAACGCGACAACTATGACCCTGGAGACTCGAGCATGTCAGCTACAGCAGCCCGTCAGCAAGCAACCACCCGCTTTCTAAAAATCCTTAGCCGGACGCAGCGCACCATGTCTGGTGCAGTGTTTCTAGGTGAAGGACGGGAGGCTCTGCATATGCTTAAGAGTGCAAGTAAGCTGCTCTTGAATGCCATTAACGGTAACTACATCGCCGAGTTACGTGACTTCAGGAAAAACTGGAGGCACGGGCGTATAAAGAAGCCTACCCGGCGTCAGGTGCAGCAGAAAGTTACGAGCACTTGGCTAGAAGCAAGCTTTGGTTGGTCTCCTTTCGTGAAAGATATTCAGGATGCAGTAAGAGCCTGGAAAAAGATAGCAGAGAAGGAGCCGGACGTTTTACCAGTCTGGGGCCGCAGCGAGAGTTCTGAGTTGTTTATGCAGAACCCCGTCATGGTTAGGTTCTCTCCGATGTCGAACTATCAATGCATCGAGAACGGAACTTACATCAACCGCGTGAATGTTCGCGTGGATGGTGCCGCCATTGCTGAAAGCCATGCGATCACGCCACGTTGGCAGTACTTGTTCGGACTTAGTGCCGATCAGTTTATGCCGACGATATGGGAAATGCTCCCGTGGTCGTTCTTACTTGACTACTTCTCCAACATCGGTGATATCATCGAGATCGGGTGCTCCGGAAATGCTCGCCTTGCTTGGGCAAAGACTGTCGTGATCAACGCGCGCATAAGATCGTACGCGATATGGCACGACGCTGCTGAACAAGCGAGGATAGGCTTCGGTAATCTCGAATATTCTGGAGGTGGTCCTTGGACGTCTTTTTGGAACAAACGTAGTGTTGGCCGGTCACCAGGCGCGGATTTCACGATCCCGGAACTAGCGTTTGAAATTCCTGGTTCTCCTTTGCAATTTGCCAATATAACGGCATTATTCGCACAGGCCAACAACTTCGTCGGCCCTCAGTCTGTCCGGCCGTTGAATTACTGGCAGGGTCAGCTGGCACGATTGAGGAAATAAGCCATGCGGTGCAACTGATGTCGCACTGCATCCTAAAAGTCCCCTTTTATATAATAAGAGGCTCAACCAATGTCAGTCATTCTTACTTCCCCCATTACTGGGGGTGCTCAGACCGGCTTCACGGCTCCTACTTACACGCATGTTGCTGATGTGGCGCCCGATACAAATGGGCGTCAGGTCGCGGTGAGCGCAGTAGGTGGAACGCAAGTCGGAGTTACCTTTCATTCCGGTAGCTCGCCGTTCACGCTGATGGTATCCAAACCAAAGTCTTACAAGACTTTGGGGAAGGCCAATCCTGTGACCGGTGTCATCGCAAACGTACCGATGAACGTGTATAAGTTCAACGTCCGCAAGGGAATGTTACCTCTTGCTGGACAGCCTTTTAGGACTGGAATGATTCAATGCATTATTTCCATTCCTGCGGGTGCGGATGTAGCCGATCCGGCTAACATTCGAGCAATGTTTTCGGCATTCATCGGTGCACTAACTCAGCAGTCTGCTGGGTTTGGTGACACGGCGGTGTCGGCCATCCTTTAACCACGAGGATGGCGCATTGCTTTTGTTGAACTAGCTATTTGGTAATAGCGGGTCTGTCAAAGTTTGGCAGGCCTAACCGTAAGGTTACGTTTCTAACCGCGGAGTAGACATGCACAATCGTGCTGAGTACTTGCAAGTCCTTTTGGAAGCGGATCTCCTCTCTCAAGGTAGTGAAGGGGCAGTAGCACCATACCCCGGTATGCACCCAAAGCAGTTCGCGATGGGTGCGTTGATTCGCAGTCTGCTTAAGAAGTTTCATAACAACGAAGCTTCCGCTGAACGCGATAGTGCTGCGCTTGCAAAGTTTTTAGAAGCTAATAATACCTGCAAAGCGTGGCAACCGGCTCCCTTTGAGAGTGACCTAATGGCGGTTGCATTTGGTGAAGCCAGGGATTTTATCTGGCGGTTTTGTCACCCCCGCAGTAAGGTCGGAGACGAATCTCTCCTGAGCTTAAGTAATATAAGCCAGGGGTTTGGATTCGGTCCGGGTGCCAATATCGGTGCTAAGACTGGCGACCTTTACGGGAAGCTGGCTATAAGCCGACTAACGTACACGGATGAGGCGATGCTTGAGTTGTTCAGGCACACCTGGTGTCACAAGGGATTGCAGCGCGAGCAAGAGCTTTTTCGCGCTAAGCATTACCCGACTGCACAGGTGCCAGGGAACGTAATGTCTTTTGTTCCGAAAAGCAGTCGAATTTCAAGGACCATATGCACTGAGCCCATACTGAATATGTTCTTTCAGAAGGGCATAGCCAGCGTCATGACGCCAAGGCTCCGGAAGGTCACAGGTATCGACCTCCGCAGTCAGCAGCCCAAAAACGCTGAGCTAGCCAGAATCGGGTCTCTAACTGGAGAATTTGGTACTATAGACCTTTCCAGCGCTTCTGACACGATCTCCACCGCACTGGTGCGCTATCTCTTCCCGCCAGCAATGGTCAGCTGGTTGATGTTGACGCGCTCACAGCAAGTCACTTTACAAAGTGGCGATGTGGTGGATTTGCATATGATATCGTCCATGGGGAATGCCTTTACTTTTCCCTTGCAGACGGTGATTTTTACCTCCTTGGTTGTGGGTGCCTATACGGCCTTAGATCTGCCGCTTCGGTGGCCGGTTGATGGGTGCGAGACAGCAGTTGGCAATCTTGCCGTCTTCGGTGATGACATAATAGTACTGGAACGAGCTTACAACTTGGTCCTCAAGCTATTACATTACTGCGGATTTACTGTTAACCACGATAAGTCCTTTAACTCGGGACTATTTCGCGAATCCTGTGGCTCTGATTGGTTTTCAGGCTACAACGTCCGGGGTGTTTACATAGAAACCCTTTTGGACGACATGGATCTCTATTCAGCATACAACAGACTCAATAACTGGAGTCATCGTCACGGCATCCATCTTGACCAGACTCTCGACTTCCTCAAAAGGGAGGTTAAAGAGATACTCGTCGTCCCGTTTCACGAGGGCGACGAGGCTGGTTTTAAGGTGCCGTTGCATGAGGCTCGGCCCGTCCTCAAATGGCACACCGACTACCAAGCATTCAGGTATAAGTGTGCCGTACGGAAGGGGCTAAGTCTCACGATTCCGGAAGTTGATCCGGTAGAAGATTGGATGGACTCCCGAAAGCTCGCGAAGGCCGAAAAGGCCCTCAAGAAGATTAGGAAGCTCGTCCCCGGCTGGCGATACTGCCCGGCCGGTGTACTTCTTCTACTGTTGCTGGGTAGCGTTCGGGACGGTCGTCTGGCGCTCAGAGTTGAGAGCCGAGACACCGAGATCAGGTGGCGACTGAGTTCTTGTTGGGACTCAGCCTACACCCCGGCAATTGCGAAATTGCCGGCCGGTTACCGCGGGTTGAACTCCGCGATAGCTACCGCTCCCTGGAGAAGGGAGTCCAACACGCCCTTGTAGAGGGCACCCCACTGAGTAGACCATCTTTATAGGAAAACAT